CCACAAGTTTTTACACAATAGGTAAATAATCCGAGGAAGGAAACAGCATGATACAGGAAAGACTTCAGGAGTGGCTTGATACTCTTAGTATGACTATTGAACAGAAAGTAATCGCAGGAATGGCAGTACGTCTAGCGGCTTCCTTCGACGAAACCGGTCACACCTCGACAGCAGCGGAGCTCCGCAAAACAATCTTGGAATTACAGTCCCAGCTAAACGCAAACAGGCATGACATAGATCCATTAGAGAAGTTACTTACCCGGTAATGCTTCAGCTTCCAGTTACCTACACGCAACCGCTATCTGAGGACTTCATTACAGATGGGGACTTGCTTATAGAACTGGCAGATATAGCCTGGAAGTCTCCGGAGAATCCAGAAGGGCTAGAACTAGATGAGTGGCAGCGGTGGTTATTGCGACACCTTCTAGAAAGATACCCCGGTAATCACCCAAACCCCGATTTAGCTGGCAGACTAAGATACAGGCAAGCGGTAGTATCACTCGGTAGGCAGAATGGAAAAAGCCTACTTGCAGCTATCTTGGGGCTCTACGGGCTTCTGGTTCATCAGAGATCAGGGGCACAGGTGCTATCGCTTGCCAGCTCCTCAGACCAAGCGCGCATTATTTACTCGCGTGTACTCTTTGTAATCCAGAACAACCCGTTCTTGTCTAAGCGGTTCAAGAAAGCCACAGAGCAGCGCGGAATCTTAACAGCAGACGGCACAGGGCGTTATGACGTAAAAGCCGCTAAGGAATCAGCCCTTCAGGGAATCCCTATCTCGCTTTGCCTATTCGATGAGCTCCACTTGGCTAAGGCAGGAATGTGGGGCGCCGCGGTTCTGGGTACTTCTCAGCGCAGAGACGGCATGGTATTAGGCATAACTACAGCAGGAGACCAAAACTCACAAACCCTTATCGAGCTCTACAAGTCCGGGAAGAAAGCAGCAGCCGGAGATACAGAACTAGAGCGCTTTGGGTTCTTTCTTTGGGAAGCTCCAGAGAACGCTCCGGTCACAGACCCAGATGCTATCTTCGCGGCTAATCCCTCAGTTGCCGCCGGGCGAATCCCACTAGAACAGGTTATTAGCGACCTCAAGACACTTCCTGAGCACGAAGCCAGGCGCTACAGGCTCAACCAATTCATTAGCGGAACTGCTGAAAGCTGGTTAGCCGGAGACCTGTTTAGGAAGGCAGCAGGCAGCGGTGTCGAGGATAAGGTAGGCGCTGTGTTCGCTCTTGATAGAACTCTCTCTTGGACTCACGCCACTATCGCGGTTGCAAACGAAAAAGACGGCAAGCAACAGACGGAGCTAGTCCAGACGTTTGTAAACCCTAATCAGAATCAGCTATTCGACAGAATGATAGAGCTGAATGATAAGTATTCACCCAGGGCAATTGTGGTAGATGACAGAATGTTCCCCGGCTTAGGTCACAGAATGAAGCAGGTGGGAATCCCTACTTGGAAGCTCTTTGCTTCGGAAGTTGCAGCAGCCTGCTCACTCACTCACGCGCTATTCTCAACAGACAAAGTTAGACACAATAATGACCCGTTACTGATCGTGCAGAATCCTAATGGCGTAGTCAAGTATCTGGGAGATCGCTGGTTTATTGCTAGGAAAGAATCCTACGGTGAAGTAGACGCACTCATGGCAACTATTTTCGCAACTTATGTAAGTGAAAGAGCACAACACGCCCAAATTGGTGTATTCTAAATTACACTAATGTAATTAGGATAGGTGCATGGCAACACTATGGCAAAGACTGACAGGCGCGCCCTCAGAGAAGCGAGCAGCGCAACCTACGATACCTACTAGGTCAGACGCTACTGTTACAGCGGACACCGCGCTAACTCTTACGGCTGTCTACAGGTCAATACAGATAATTGCTACTCCAATTTCTAAAATGCCTATTGAGACTTATCGCTACGCGACCGGCATGGATTTCAGAGTTGAGAATCCTGTCTTAGTAAATAAGCCAGACATCAACAGCAACAGGCGCGACTTTTTATTCCAGACCGTTACAAGTCTCGCTCTTGAAGGCAACGCATTCTGGCACAAAAGCTTTGGGTCAAACGGGCAAGTAAACAATCTAACCCTGTTACCTGCTTCTGCTGTATCCGTAGCCTATGTAAACGATCAGGACTTGAATCAGGGAGTTTACTACAGCTATCAAGGTGTTACCTACAGAAGAAACGAAATGGAGCACATAAGGCTCTTTACAAAGACAGGCAACCTTAGGGGTATTAGCCCTATTGAGTCTTGCAGGAAAGACATCTCAGCGGCTCTAGACCTACGCGACTACGCTAAGAACTGGTTCAGCCAGGCAGGTGTACCTACAGGTATCCTCAAGACCGGGCAACAGGTAAACGCCGAGCAAGCCGATACGATTACTAACAACTGGCACAATAAGCAGCAGAATAGACAAATCGCAGTTCTAGGTAACGGCTTTGACTATCAGGCTATTTCGCTCTCTCCACGCGAGGCACTATTCACAGACACAGTAGAGCAGAGCACAGTAAACATAGCTCGACTATTCGGTATCCCAGCGCGGCTACTTCTCTCGACAGTTCCAGGCGGCTCAGACACATATTCAAACTTGCTTGATGAGAACGCCGTATTTTTTCGCCACACACTTATGGGCTATACAGACGCTATTACAGATGCACTAAGCAACTGCCTGCCTAGAGGCACTCGAGTCGAATTTGACTATCAGCACCTATTCCGGGCAGATGTCGCTACACGCTATAACTACTATTCAACCGCTATCGCCGCAGGTATCCTAACTGCTGAGGAAGTAAGACAAAGAGAGGGCTTAGATGTCTGAAATTGAAATTAGAGAAGCAGCGCTATCACTAGATGCTGTCGAGGAAAGAACAATTACCGGGTTAGCTGTTCCCTATAATCAGGAGGCTTCTATCGGTGGCGGTATTCAGGAGCGCTTTGCGCCGGGCGCTATTGACTCAGTCGAAGATGTCAAGTTGTTCTACGGTCACGAAGAGCCAATCGGCAAAGTTATCTCAGGCAGAGAAACAGATGCAGGCTACGAGATCACAGCCAAAGTAAGCAACACAGCTAGAGGCGATGAAGTTTTGACTCTTATGCGTGACGGCGTACTAAATAAATTCTCAGTAGGGTTCATGCCTATCGAACATGATAGAGATGGCTCGCTGATAACTCGGACACTCATAGACCTAAAAGAGGTTTCTGTCGTGCCGTTTCCGGCTTTCGCTGGTGCAAACATAACCGAGGTTAGAGAAGATCAACAAGATGTTGAAGCCCTCGAAACCCAAACAGAAGAAAGAGACTTAATGTCTGAGAACATAGAACTAGAAGTCCGTTCTGTTCAAGATGAGGTTGCTGAATTGCGCCGAGTCGTTGAAGCAGGACTAACTATTGAAACACCTAAAGTAATTGGCTCAGAGATTCGCTCTCAGGGCGAGTTTGCTAAGAAACTACTAGACGGCGATGCAGAGGCTATTGAGCTTGCTCGCGCAGCTTCGACTACTGCTAACACAGTAACAACCGCTGCTTTTGTCGGTCAAATCAACAACCTAATCAACGACAACCGCCCGGCTCTATCAGCCTTCTCGCGCGCAGCGCTTCCAGGCTCAGGCTTGAGTGTTGAGTATGCTTCTGTAACAGCTAACACGCTGTCAGTAACCGCTCAGGCAGCAGAGAACGATGCTCTAGCTTTTGGTAACTTGACAATCGCTAACACCTCGGCAGCAGTAGCAACCTACGGTGGATACACAACCTTCTCTAAGCAGACCATCGAGCGTTCAACAGTTGATTACCTAAACACCGTATTCCAGGCGCTAACTATTGCTTATGCAAACGCTTCTAACACTGCTTTCATCAATCACTTGCAAGCGCTCGAAATGGCAGGCAAGATCTTTGATGTTTCCGCTGGAACTGTAGCCGCTCTAATAGAGGGAATTACAGACGGCGCTAGTTACATCTTCACTAACACCGGGCTACGACCTGAGTTTATTGTTTGCGGAACTAACGTCTACAAGAAGCTAATGACCATAGTTGGAACAGACGGCAGACCAGTAGTCCTACAGGTTGGAGACGGCAATAACAACGTTGGAACTGCTGACCTTCCTGGACTAGTTGGAAACCTTCTGGGCTTGCCGCTAATCGTGGATCCAGGCATGAACGCAGACCGGGGCTACATGGCTAACGGACGCGCTATCCAGTCGTTCGAGTCTCCAGGTGCTCCAGTTCGCTTGACTGACGGCGACATTACTACCCTTACCGATTCAGTATCTGTCTACGGCTACATGGCGATTACTACACCATTCGCCGGCGCAGTAGTTGCAATACAGGCAACCTAAGGAATAACTAAATGACAACAGTAGTCACGCTGGCAGACCTTCAAGCCTACATAGGGACAGAGGAGACAGGTAGTTTCATTCAATCCTGCCTAGACTCTGGAACTGCGCAGGTCGCGAACTATGTCGGCGTGATTACTACTGTCCCAGACGAGATTCATAGGCAGGGTACTCTTATCTGTTCCTCGGAGCTGTTCCACAGGCGTTCAGCGCCTAACGGTATTGCTCAGTTTGCAAGTATGGACGGCAGCGCTATCAGGGTAGCTAAAGACCCTATGGGCGCTGTCTATCCGTTGCTGAATCCCTATGTTGGCTATGCAATATGAGCAACGAAATAACAATCTCTAAGGCAGAGTTCAAGCTTGATTTAGAGGCGGCCAGCATCAGGGTTCTAGATTATGTTCCTGAGCGCATAACTCCGCCGATAGTAATAATAAACGCCGCTTCTCCCTATCTAACACCTAGCACTCTAGGCACTCAGTACGATCTAAATCTAGAGCTAGTGGTCATAGCTTCTACTGCCACTAATAAAAAGGCTACAGAGAATCTAGATCAGGCAATACACGATGTTCTAAATGCTATGCCGCGATACGCTCGAGTGATTCGAGTAAATGAACCCTACAACTTACAAACAAATAACGCTGAATACCTATCGGCTAATATCTCAGTCGAGCTAGAAATAACTATTTAGAAAGGTCATCAAATGACTAACACAAGAATTGTCGCAGAGAACATCAATTTCCTTATTGCAGATGTCGAATATTCCTGCGCTGTAAACATGGTAGAGCTAACCCTGGGAGATGCTCCTGGAGATGTTCAAACCTTCTGTGAGCAGCGAGTAGGTGGAGAGTGGGCTCTATCGCTAGAGGGTGTTACCTCCGGTGATGCTACTTCTCTTTATCGCGTTCTTTGGGCTAACTTTGGAACTACTGCAACTTTCGTAATTGCTCCTAATGGAAACACAGTAGCTAGTGCCTCAGAACCTCACTATTCAGGCGTGGTCAAGTTCAGCGAACTCCCACCGCTAACCCTAAACAGTAACGAGACTTCAACCTTCTCAGTTACCCTTAGAGTTGTAACTACACCTAATGATGCAGATAGCTCCGAGTTCTATGGGGTTACAGTAGTAACTTCCTAGTCATG